TTTTCTGGATCTATATCTATATTGAAATCTTGGTTAACGATCATACGATAACTTTCTTCTCCATTTTCTTCAATATACTTTTTATATTCTTCATAAGCGTAATTAACTAATTGAAATTCCTTAATGATTAACTTACTTAATAGTGTACTACCACTCTCTGTATTCTCGTAGTCTTTTTTGTAACTATTGATTTCATTACTCATTTTAAGTATATCTTCGAGTACTTTAATAGCACGAACATCTAATTTTATATTTTTATATTCTATTTTATTTTCCATTTTCTAAATCTATTCTTTTTTGTAATTCCTCTGTTGCTTTATTTTCTTGGTCAAAGGCATCTCTCCACGAGAATCCACCTACTTGTATTTTCATCTCAATATCATCTAAACCCTCTCTTAGATAGAGATTAAGAGCATCATCCGTTGTATATGATGTACGATCTCGCATAGAAACCAATATTTTTAATTGTTCAACCATAGATTGAGTCTCTTCTGTTACTCGTAAAGTTGTAAATTTTTTTGAACTTTTTTTCATAATTTATTTTAAAGTTATTTTTTATGTACTCTGTATATTATATATATTATATATAAATAAAGATACGCTTTGTTTAGTGTTTTTAGTAATTATTTCTATATTTCTTTCTTATAGTTGAGATGTGTTATAATAGATTTTACTTATAGGTCTGATCCACTCCCCCAAAGGGTCGTGATCAGGAATGTGAATATTGATATTGATATATAATAGGACATTAAGAATTAACGCTTAGGACCGTTAATTACGACCACCCAATCGGGTAGGTATGAAGAACCACTAACTCGCTATTGGTGGTTTTTCAGTTAAGTTTTTCAACGGAATTATAATATAATAGAGAGGGAACAGAGGTAACACTATTAGTGCTCGTTTTTCGACATTTTTTCGACATTTTGAAAGTTTTTTTAAAATATATTGAAATAACCCCTCAGGGAGAAGATAATTTTTATATATACATTATGATAGAAATTATAAAATTAGAAGAAAAAATGTTTGGGGATGACTTAACAAAAGAAAGTATTAAGTCATTCGCATTTGGAAATTTACTATTCGTAACTGACATACACTTAATTAGTGAATTGTTGACTGTGGATATACCAATTAAGAATAGAAGAATATTCTTAAAGAATGTATTATCATTTTTAAGGTATTTAGAAAATAGAGACATAGAAAACGAGAGAGAGCAATTATTAAGTAGAAGTGTGTTTATTAAGTTTTTTGGGACAGATCATTATTATAGTTATAAAAAGATCCTTAAAGATTTAAAGGTATTAACTAATGTACCATATAAAGATGGGACTTGGTATGATAAAGATAAGAAGATAGTAAAGAAGTATAGAATACACGATCAGTATTTCGAAGAAAAAGAATTGTGTTTAGTTATATTAGAAGAACCCCGTAAAAAATATGTAAGGGAATTTACTTGTGATAAAGATGTAGATGTTACTGATAGATTTAAAAACACAATTGAGAATATAGAGATAAATACAAAGAACGCTATTGAGGCTGAATTAAATGATTATTTAAAGAAAGGATCCAGTTCTCATAGATTAAGATCAAGGATAAGTAAAATATTCTATTTAAAATCCAGAAGATTTATAAAGAAAGGAAATAAAGTAGATAGAATATACCACAGCTTTACCAACTTATCAAAGATCGCAAGGAAACACTTATCAGTTAATTTTAACTACGTTGATATAACTAATTGCCAACCATTATTATTAGTAGCATATTTAAAAGAAAATGAATTTGATTATGATCAGAGTTATAAATATGTTTGTGAGTCAGGAATATTCTATGAGGAATTTAATTTAGTTAAAGAAGAGGATGATCGACAAGATATTAAAGTAGGATTATATAAGAATGTATATTTCGGATTTAATAAACAAAGCCTTTATAATAAAAAATTTAAAGAATTATTCCCGACTACTTGGGATTCGTTGGATAAAATCTACAAAACAGATATATCACTAGCATCGAGATTGCAGAATATAGAAGCAAAGTTATTTAATAATTTAGTTCCGAAGAAAAGTAAGTATTACTTCACATTATTTGATAGTATCTATTTTAGTGATATAGAAGATTGTGGTCAGATTTATAAAGAAATAGAAAAATACTTTACTAAGCTAGGAATAAAAACACAAGTTAATATAGGATAGTGAATATTATAATAAAAAATATTAAAAATAATTCGTAAAATGACTATTTACAGTAAAAAACTTTAATATATAGTATATGAAAAAGAATGATAATATAGACCATAAAGAAATACCCTCATATTATATTGGTAAGAATTACGGAATAAGAGGTAGTGATGTAATAGACGACTTCGATCTATCATATAATGTAGGAACTGCAGTTACATATCTGTTGAGGGCAGGAGATAAAGTATATGTAAACGATAGTAAAGAAGAAAGTAAAATTGCTGATATACTTAAAGCAATCAATCATTTAAAATTCGAATTAAAAAAACTAGGATATGAGCACAAAGAGCAATAGAATAAAAGATAAAATAATCAAGCAAGAAAGTTTACTAAACTACAATGTTAAGATGAAAGGAAGAACCTTAGACTTTCTTAATAAAGTAGAAAGTCTTGGTGGTTATATTAATTACGTAGATGGTATGGAGTTAGTCCACCACTACCTATTACACTTCCCACCAATATTTGAACTATCATTTTTCTCAACAGAAGATGAATTAATATTATGTTACTACAGATTAAAAAAATTACTTCAATATAACTTAGATCACGAGCCAGAAGAATATTATGTTTTTGATGATGATAAGGAAAGAAAGAAACAACTTTATCGTGAACAAGCAAAAGAATACGCAAGGAACAGAAGAGATATTATATTAGAGGAAAGAGAATCAGAAACTCCCGAAGAGAAAGAGGAAAGATTACAGAAGAATAGGGATTACCAATCTGAAAGAAGAAAGGCGTTAAGTGATGAACAAGAAAGTTTATTTGAAAAGGATAGAGAAGAGAAGTTAGAGAAGAAAAGAATATACGCTAGGAAGTATAGAGAAGAGAACAAAGAGAAATTAAATAAAAGACGTAATCAGTTAAATAAAGAATTACGAGAAGAATTAGAGGAATTTAAAAAGAATGAATAATAAATGGTAGATGGGACATACAGAGAGGTATAATTAAATTAGTAGTTAGGTTTAATTTATAATAAGGTGGTATAGGTATATGGCATAATACTCATAATTACCACCACCCTCTCTCCACTACCAATTGCTTGATAATATTAAAGAGTAAAAAATAAATACACACACACATAAATGGAAAAGAATTATAGAACCGAAATAGAAGAGATAGAAGAACGTTTAAAAGAATTAACCTATGAGTTACCACCTCGTAGAAAAAGATTCGTTAGGGATGATCTATATTATAAAATAACGGATTATTTGAATGATCGAGAGAGTAGAGAAAGCAGACTATAATCGTTGGTTGAATATGGCATATGTTATCTCTAGTCGAGATGAAGGTGGTGATCTTTTACACACATTATTAGTCAATATGACTAAATGGCAAATCCCTTATGAAAAGATCACTGATAGTTATATATTTATTTCATTAAGAAATCTACACCGAAAAAATTGTGGTCGTAATAAGATAGTAGATAATGAATATGTAATAGATCAATTAGATGATAGTGAAGAGGAGGAAATTGATCATATGGAAATAGACATTAAGAATACAAAGAAGATGGACTTCATAAAAAGAGTTGTGTTACATCTTAGACCAAGTGATATAAAGTTATTCGAATTACATTATTTAACTTGGGATAAGAAAAGGGAAAAGTATGGGTTTAGCCAAAGAGCTATCGCAAGACAACTTAATGTAAGCCATCAATTGATTAATGTTAAGATTAATAATATATTAAAAGAGATCAACGAAAAGTGGGATCAGAAAAATAATAAAAAAAAGTAAATAAAAATTTATGAAAAAGGATAAAAATAGTGTAACGATAAAGAATAAAGAATATTGGAAAGTAAAAGGTAAGTGGATTTCTGAAAATAAAAAAGGAAATGAATATACTGTATCAGGTGCGAAAATATTAGAAAAATTAGATAAGGAATTAGAATTATCTAACCAAGAATTAAAACCATCGGGATTTGGTGATATTATAAGTAAGGTTACAAAGGTAGTTGGTGTGGTAGAATGTCCTGGTTGTGAGCGTAGGAAAAAATACCTCAACAAATTCTCTTGGTTAAAAAAGTCAAGGGATTTAACAGAAGATGAAGAAGAATTTATTCTGGATCTACATAGCCGTAAACAAATGAGCGGTCCTGAACAGAAGAGGTTATTCGCTTTGTATAATGAAATAACAAGAAGTAGGATTGAACTATGCGCGTGTCCTGGATTAACACAACAGATGATAATCAGATTAGAAAAGTTCGTTGAGATACTACAATAATTAAAAAATAAAATGAATTAAAATGCAATATGTAAAAAAATTAGAATACTTATTAGATAAAAATAATATAGGGACTCCTCAGTATGATAAGTATAGTAAAGAAATAGGAACAGATAACTTACAGGAATTATATGAAATAGAAACTGAGAAGATAAAAGAATACAGAAGAGTATATTACCAGGATAATAGAGAAAGACTATTACAATATAGAAAAGACTATTGGGAAAAGAATCAAGAAGAGATAAAAGAGAAGTACGCTGATTATAGAAAAGAATATTACGCTGAGAGAAAGAGACAGGATAAAGATTATTATAAAAAGAATAAAGGTAATGACCCAGATTATCAATCACAGTATTATCAGGCACATAAAGAGAAATGGGCACAACGATATCAAGATCAAAAGAAAGAAAAGAATGGGGAAGAATAAACTAATAGCAAGGGATATAGGATTAGTCGATAAATTAAGTAATAAACAATTGGATGATAACATAGAGATATGGGAAAAGTTTTTAGACCACTACACCTATGATATACCAGAAGTAGTTTGTGATGATATAAAAGTATTATTAAGACAAATGAAAATAGAAAAAATATTAAGATAAAGATATGAGAAAAGATATAGAAGAATTAGTAGATATACATAAAGGTAAAGATATTTATGTATTGGGATTAGGACCGAGTTTAAATAAAAACTTAGACTTTCTAATAGAAGAATCTAATAAAGAAGATAGTATAGTTATATCCTGTAATAATTGTGATCTAATAATACCTGAGATAAAAGTAGATTATTGGTTATGGGCGAATGGTATTCAGGTTGGTAGATATACCGATAAGTTTAACTCCCGTCCTGAAAGTAAATTGGTATGGGGAGATAGTGTAGATAATACAATACACGATCATATGACAAATAAATTAAATATAGATCATATACCTTTTGATCAATGGACAGTTCAAAAGAAAAACCCTTGGGTACATCACCAAAGGTCTAAACTAATACAGAAATTATTACAAGATAAGACAGGTCATAAAGAATCATATAGTAATGGACACACAATTGCAGTACATATGTTATCACTCGCTATATTAATGGGAGCAAGTAATATTTATGTATGTGGATTTGATATGGATTATTCAAATGGTTACGCAAGAAATAACGATAAAATAAATTCTAATGGAATTTATAATAATAAAACACCACAGAAAGAATGTGATGATCATAGAGATTTAAATTTTAATGATCTAAGAATTATATTTGAAAGTGGTAGATTAAATAATAGTAAAATACATTCATTGAATAATGGTAGTGAGTTCTTCAATAGTGTAGTGGAAAAAAATAATAATTAAATAGATGAAAAAGAAGAATTATAAAATATTCAATGGTGATAATATGGTTGGATTAAAGAAGTTAAAAGATAACTCAGTAGACTCTATTGTAACCGATCCTCCATATGGACTTTCGTTTATGAATAAGAAATGGGATTATGATGTACCAACAGTAGAATTATGGAAGGAAGTATATAGAGTATTAAAACCAGGAGGACACATACTGAGTTTTGGTGGTACAAGAACATATCACAGAATGGTAGTTAACATTGAGGACGCTGGGTTTGAAATCAGGGATCAGATTATGTGGTTGTATGGAAGTGGCTTTCCGAAAAGTCATAACATAGAGAAAAATATAAAGAAGATAGATCCTGATAATAATGATTTTAATGGATTCGGAACGAGTTTGAAACCTGCAAACGAACCTATATGTTTGGCACGAAAACCTCTATCAGAAAAGACTATAGTAAAGAATGTATTAGAGTGGGGAACAGGTGGAATTAATATAGATGAGTGTAGAGTTGGTAGTGATGGTGGGAAAAGTCAGATGGTAGAAACTAAACACTCATCAATAAATAAAAAACCGACAGGTAGATTCCCAGCAAACGTTATATTAGAATGTTTGTGTGAGAATGTAATAGAAGGAGAACATATACATAGAACATACAACGACACGGGAAATACTCACACCGATTCGAATTGCCCTTGTTATATTTTAGATCAACAAACAGGTATATTAAAAGGTGATAGTCCGAATAGAAAACCGAGAAAAGGAGGACATAGAAAACAATATGTAGGAACAGAAAATAATAATATACAGAAAGTAGTGGTAGAACCGAAAGCTTTTAGTGATAAAGGTGGGGCATCAAGATTTTTCTATAACGCAAAGGTTAGTAAGAAAGAACGTAATATTGGATTAGAAGAAGGAACAACCTCAACTCATCCAACGGTTAAGCCCGTAAAATTAATGAGATATTTATGTAGATTAATAACACCACCAGGAGGAGTTGTACTCGATCCTTTTATGGGATCGGGATCAACAGGTATATCAGCACTAAAAGAAGGGTTTAGATTTATCGGTATGGATATGGATGAAGAATATTGTAAGATCGCTGAACAGCGAATAAAAAATCACGAGAAGTATTAATTATGGAAGATAAACCAAGAAAAGTAGGTGGGTATGGAAAGATAAGACCAAGTGATAACACTAAACCATTTACAAAAGATTATAATGGTAGTAACTTCGCCACTTGGACAGAAGATAGAATACATATAATATTAAATGAATTAGAAGATTGGTTGTTATCAACAACTGAAGTACTCGATGATGATGGTGAAGTCATTGGTGAAGTGGATGATGGTAACATATTTTATAAGGAATTCCTTTATAGAAATAAGTTAATGGATGATTGGATCGGATATGTTACAAGAAAATATACCACAGTCGCAGACCGAATGGAAGAAATCAATAAGATACAAGAGTTGAGGTTACAAATGTTGGCGATTAATGGTAGGACGAAAGAAAACATCACAAAGTTTATATTAACTAATAAACATAAGTGGAGTGAAAGGAATGAGAACATCAATACGAATACTAATATAGTTTGGAAAGAAACAAAAAACTATGATGATGATCATCTATTAGATTAAGTATGGAACTAACTAAAAAACAAACTCAAGTCCTCGATCTATTAGAGGACTCTAATACTAATGAAATAGTCTTTGGTGGTGGTGCTGGTGGGGGTAAGTCAGTAGTAGGTTGTTATTGGTTAATTAAGAGTTGTTTAAAGTATCCTGGTACAAGATGGTTAATGGGACGTAAGAAATTAAAAACGTTAAAGGAGACCACCTTAAAAACCTTTTTAGAGGTATGTAAATTACAAGATGTAGTTAATGGTATTCATTTCAATATAAACAATCAATCAAACATTATAACATTTTTCAATGGTAGTGAGATCTTGATGAAAGATCTTTTCTATTATCCAGCAGATCCAGACTTCGATGAACTTGGATCACTTGAAATTACAGGAGCCTTTATCGATGAGGTAAATCAAGTGGTGGAGAAAGCGTGGCAGATAGTTAAATCAAGAATAAGATATAGGTTAGATGAATATGATCTTATCCCAAAGATAATCGGATCCTGTAATCCACAAAAGAATTGGGTGTACAATGAATTTTATAAACCATTTAAGAATGGAGTACTCGAACTTAATAAGATGTTCGTACAAAGTTTAGCAACAGATAATAGATTCATATCTAAACATTATATCACCAATTTAAAGTCACTCCCACAAGCATCAAGAGATAGATTACTATTTGGTAATTGGGAAGCAGATAATGATCCCAATAGTCTAATCGATTATGATAACATACTATCTATATTCAACAACACATTTGTTAGTGACGAGAAAGAGAAGTATTATATCACTTGTGATGTTGCCCGATTGGGTAGTGATAAAGCTGTGATTATGGTATGGAGAGGATTTGAGATAGTAGATATTTATGATTATGATAAGTCGAGGTTAAATGAATTAGAGGAAGTTATTAGATCATTAATAAAGAAATATAAAGTACCTATTAGAAATGTGGTAGTTGATGGTGATGGTGTAGGTGGTGGAATAGTAGATAATATAAAAGGGTGTGTGGATTTTGTTAATAACTCTAAGGCAATGAATGATGAATACTATCAGAATCTAAAATCACAATGTTATTATAAATTAGCAGAACATATACAAGGAGATGAAATCTATATTTCATTTGAAGTAACTACTAAACAAAAGGCAGATATTACACAAGAGTTGGAACAAGTGAAGTCTGATAATACCGATGATAATAAATTAAGAATACTATCAAAGGATAAGATAAAGAATTTAATAGGACGTTCTCCTGATTATAGTGACGCTATGATGATGAGGATGTATTGGGTACTTAAACCAAATATAAAAAAATATAAGATATATTAAAACAAAAAGTTTTTTATGGCTTTTTAATGTATAACAATAAATAAATAATAATAATTATGGCAAACAATGATTTCTTTACGGTAGTTAATTTCATCAAAGATAGATTACTCGCTAATACAAATGTAAATACTGTAGTTTTTGCGACATTACAACAAAAGGATTTTCAAGAGAAGAACATATACCCTATCGTTCATATCAATCCTATATCAGCACCAATAACAAGTTCAGCAGTTAATTACTTTACATTTGAAATAGGTTGTTTTGATCAAAGGGATATGAGTAATGATATAGCAACAGATAAATGGGATGGACAGGATGATTTACAAGACAACTTAAATATAACATATGTTATATTAAACGACTTAATTAATTATTTAAGAAATCAGAACAACGATTCTCTAATAGAATTAGAAAGCACAACAGACTTAACTCCATTATTATTAAATGATTTAAATGTATTAGATGGGTGGATAGTGAATATAACTTTAACAATACCAAATAACACATTCTGTGAAACAATATAATTAAGATATGGATATAATAGACGGACAGAAATTTCAGAAATACTTACAAGAACTTGTGACTCAATTGAGGAACAGAGCACCTGTGGACACGGGTGATTTGAAGAGGAGTATTTCATTTCAATCAACAACATCTAATACAAGTATTAAGACTCAGTTATCTATGAACTATTATGGTTTATTTCAAGATAAAGGAGTTAATGGAAGATTAGAACAATTTGGTAGTCCTTATTCTTTTAAAAGTAGAGACAAAGGTTTAAAACCACAGAATTGGATAGCAGCTAAACTCGACACAGATTTAAGTGATATAGGAGATAAGATATTAGAAGCGTCGTGGGATAAGATAGTATCTGAATTAGTGACAAGTGATGAGGCAGGAAAATGGTCTTTTTAAATAAAATAATAATAAAATAACAAATAAGATATGAATATATTAGATTTTAGATTTTTAGATGTACCTGGTTTAACAAATAGTTTAAGCTTTGATTACGTTACAAATAGTTCAACTCAATCAGTGGCTATAACTTGGGTAGGAGCAAATGAAGATAGAGCTTCATCAGGTGAATTTACAATACAAGGATCATTAGATACTGATTATACATACTTCGGTACAAAATTCATTAATGATTTTGATATAATGGAAACTGAATTTACTTTAACTCCGAATGATAATGCATTGAGTTATGGGATTCAACATAATTATTCAGATATATCTAATCTTGTAGTTAATAATTGGAACTCATCTTTTACATATAGTTTAGATACAGAAGCGGAACAAGTATTAACAACGAATAATCAATATTGTATAACCTTATTAAGTAATCCATCAGCGGGTGATGATACATCATTTGTGTATTATCCATCATTCCCAGCACTCACAACTCCTGAAACAATAACATTATCTTTTACAGGATCTACTCCATCTACAAGTGGAGAAATATTAATTGGTGGTGGAACAACAAGTACATATGATAATCTAGAATTTTACTTTAATCAATGGTATAATCAAAAGGGAGAATTCAAAACATCCTTTTCAACAGCTTATGGTCCATCAGCGTCAACATATAGTTTCTGTATATCTGCAATTAACGTATCAAGTTTAGTATCTGTTACAAGTAGTGGTATAGCTATTTCAGCGAAATCAGATCAAGTACCAACTGATACATATGTTACTTCTGATGTATTGTTAAGATCACCTCAATTCGCTTATTCTCCATCAAGTACGGATTATAAAAAAGCCAGAGAAACTTTTAAATTTAATAGTAATCCTACTAATGGAAATATATTAAACTTCTCTTTTAATGTTAGTGGTACATTGATAGTATTCGTATCAAAAACATTTGCTACATCACAAGGATCAATACCAGATGCAGAGTATGTGCTAATCGGAGGTAGTACCTCAGCAACAGTAACTAATCTATTAACAAGTTTAAACACATATAATTTTAATGTAGATGTGCCAGTTGTATATTCAGTAGATGGATTTGGTACAACATTATATACTGATATTTTAATGACGCTCGCACAGACGCTTAGTGTTTATACATTTTTTAGTGGAACGCCTGTGACTATATCAGGACCCGTTTTTAATAATTTAGATAGCAGTTATGATAGTTGTACATTTGAAGTTAGAGTATGGGAAGGTGTGGTTAGTGATATACCAACTACGGCTGATTGGTCAGTAACTAAACAATTGATCTCAGATGATCAAACAAGATTATATTTAGATTTTACTAAATTAAGTAAGATAGATTTTAGACAATATATTGCTTCTTATGTTGGGGGTGCAAGCGTTACTCATTCTCCAGTGAAAATGGCTAAGTGGATAGAAGTGACAAGAGAGAATAAATTATTTGGTGTTATAACAGATACGGTAAAATCAATTCATCTTGGTCTCGATGGTTGGACACCAACTACAACACATTCAGTTCCGAAAGTCCTTTTATCAGGGATAATAGCTATTGATAGTAATGAAGATAAAGTAAAAAGATATTATCATAAAGATAGTCTTAAAAGAATATTCTATAAGACTGATGAGCACTATGGATATTCCATAGTAGTTGGAAATTTAAATAGTACAACAATCTTAGATATGGGAGGGTTATCAACAACAACGACTCAGTATATAAGATCGTTTAATATACCAACCGTAAATGGTAGTAGTGAAGATCTTGGTAATCAATTAACATTTTCAATTGATTACTACACAGGAAAATACACTACTATTGAAATACAATATTATGAAGATTGTAGATATCCATTAGTTGATGTTATATTTAAAAACAGATATGGTGTGTTAGAAACATTGAGTATGGGTAAAGTAAGTAGAAAGAATTTAAAAGTTAAGAAAGATGATTATCTAAGATCAGTTGTAGATATAAACGGATCAATTGATACTACATTACATAGTAATACAGATTTTAGTGTTAACGGAAAAGATGAATGGATATTAAATACAGGTATGATCCCTGAGTATATGAATGATCCTATTGAAGATATGTTTTTAAGTGATGAAATATATTTATATGATACATATTTAGATTCTGATCGTAATGATATAGGACAAATATCAAAGCTTGTGACATCTAATTTAAGACCTGTTATATTAAAGGATAGTAACTTCAATAGAAAGAGAGGATATTCAGATGGTCCAGGTGATTATACTTTTAGATTTGAAAGTAGTCACGAAAAAATAAACAACTTATTATAATATGGTAGCGATTTTCATCGGTGGTAAAAAATTAGATTTATTTAAGGACGAGAATATTAGTATTACTTCTAAGTTAAATGATTTAGAAAAACTAAGTTCAGTTTTTTCAGACTTCTCACAACCCTTTACAATCCCAGCAACACCTACGAACAATGAGGTGTTCAAACATTATTACAATATTAATATAGACAATCCATATAATGCTAATAATAGAATAGATGCTTATGTTGAATTTGATAGTATGCCGTTTAAATATGGGGAAGTACAATTAGAAAGTGTTCAGGTTAAAAATGGAGAACCAGATAGTTATAAGATTACATTTTATGGAAACTTAACACAACTATCAGAATTATTTGGTGAAGATACTCTCGATAATTTAGATACATCTATAAATGGAACACCAAGTTTCCACACAAGTTTATCACAATTTGATTTTCAATGGGCAGAAACTGCTTGGAAGAATAGTCTGTATAATGATAATGGTGGGACTGGTGATGTAATAACTCCATTGATTGCATTCGCTGATAGGGATTGGAATATGGGTACAGTTATTACAGGTGCGTCACCATCTTATGATATAACAGGATCAACAGGATCCGTTACTGAAACAGAATTGAAACCAGGATTAAGAATAATTAGATTAATAGAAGGAATAGAAACTAAATATGGAATAGATTTTAGTAGAGATTTTTTCGGTAGAGCACATTTCAATAATATTTATATGTGGTTAAATCGTGATGATGAAATAAGTTGGAAAGAAAGTTGTTTTGATATAACTGTACCTTTTACAGGTAGTGGTATGTTGGGTATTGATGATACTAATGGAATTGGATTTACATTTTCAACCGCTAATCCAGGAGGATATTCATATATGAAAGTTGTGTATCCAGATTTAGATGATAGATATTTTCATTATTCTGGTTATATGAGGTGGTTTATTCAACCATATCCTGGTTTTGAAGATATTAATTATGCTATACGAACATATGATGAGAATAATTCTCAAGTGGGATATAATTCAAATATAACAGGTGATCGTGTTCATAACTCATATTTCGGTAGTGATGAGAACCCAGATGAAGATGATGTAACTCTTATATCAAGAGAGAGAAGAATATGTTTAGAGCCACAGGCGAATTTTGAAGCAAAGATAACTTGTACCGCTATAATAACAGAGTTGGAATTTGGGGTACAGCAATCAGATATAACAGATGTAGAATCATTAAATAACCCAATTGGTATATCACAAAGTTTCGCAATTAGCCAGAACGTACCATCGATGAAGGTCTTGGACTTTCTTCAGGGAATAATGAAAATGTATAAATTAATAATTAGTCCTACATCTACTACAAGTTTTTATATAGCACCAATCAACCAATTTTATAGAGGTGGTCAGACTTGGAATTTAACTCAGTATATAGATCAGAATAAAATAGATATAACTAAGCCTGTAGTTTATAAGACAATTGATTTTAATTTTGAAAAGACGGAGAATGTACTTGGGAAAAAGTTTAGAAAATTATTTGATCCTACAAGAGATAAAGTAGGTTATGGTGATTTATCAGGAGAATATGATATTGATAATAAAGAAAAATTAGAAGTGAAAGTCCCTTTTGAAAATATGATGTTCGAAAGAATGCCTGTTATATCTGGACCGAATAGTGGAGTTGTGAGTAATGTTGTAATAGGACAATCTATAAAAGCTAATATATCTGAAACGGAATTTGAGAAGAATAAATCTAAACCAATTCTTTTTTATAATAATGGAGTTATAAGTTTAACAGATAATCCAGTGATAGTATCTTTTGGGGGAAATACAAGTAGTTTAGATTATTCATATTTAGTGGGAAATAGTAACGATGAATTATATAATCAAGTAACACAGACACTTAATTTTGGTAGTGAAGTTGATCCTTTTTTACAAGGTGAATTAAGTCAAAGTTTATTCTCAAACTACTGGCAAGATTGGATAGAAACTATCTATGATGAAAAACAAAGGAAAGTAAAATGTACAGGATACCTTCCACCAATTATTATAAATGAATTAAGTTTAGATGATAGAATAATCATAGGAAGTAATAGATATAAGATATCTGATTATAAAGTGGAACTAAATACAGGTAGAACAGATTTTAATTTATTCGTTGATATATTTGAGAATCAGATTGGTACTGGTGGAACAACAGGTCGTAATATAGTTAGTAATAGTGGGAGTATGTATTATGGAATACCAGTTGGGAGTAATATAAGTTGGAGTGGTGAGAAGATAGATTCAGGTGATGGAATAACTTGGGTAGATATTATATCGGGTAGTGGAAGTGGTGAAGGAGAATTAACTATGAAGATAGATCAAAAGACAACAGGAGCAACATCATCAAGAAGTATGAACATCTTCGTTGATATAGACGGAGCAACACAATCAATAACAGTAACACAAAAAGGAAGAGATCAATAAATAAAAAAGAAAAAAAATAGAAAGAAATGAAAGTAGAAACATTAACGATAGAACAATATATGGCAATCAAGTTAATAACAGATACATATAATAAGCCAGAGACACAATCTGAATACGAAAAGAAAATTATTGAATTTTTCGATGGTAGTTTAGATGTACCAATAGCTGATGGTGATCAGACAATATTAAGTTTACAAAAAACTTTAGAAGAAGAAATAGACACTGTGACAAGATTTGATATTGGTGGTGTAGAGTATGGTTTAATACCCAATTTTGAAAAGATGAGTACAGGTGAGTTTATTGATTTAGACACGTATTTAAAAGAGGGTACGAAGTTAGATAGGATGATGAGTATATTGTATAGACCAATTACAGAGAAAAAAGGAAATTTATATCAGATAGAAAAATATGATGGAACAGATAAATACACTGAGGTTATGAGAAAAGTTGATTTTAAAATATTAAAAGCAGTTATGGTTTTTTTTTCTCGTTTAGAGAACAGTTTACTAAACGCTTCTCACATCTATATAAAGAAACAGAAGAACGGGAAGATAATACTGAAGCAAGTGGAAGCTATACTTTAGAAACCCAGTTTAATGAAGAATTTGGATGGTACCCGATGATATTTTCAGCATCGAATGAACAGTATTTAAAAATAAAAGAAGTAGTAAAAACACCAATAGATGAATTTTTAACTTTTGTTAATTTTTTACAAAGAAAAAATGAGTTGGATGCTTCGAGAATAAGAAAGAATAGAAAAAAGAATTAATTAGATAAGATGACAAGTTTAAGAGATATTATAAGATTATTAAAAAATGAAGAGGTGTGTAAAGGTAACACAGATTTATATATTTCAATAGCAAAGGGGAAGTATGAACTTCCGAAGACAAGGTGGGGTAGGATTAAAAAGAAATATTTAAAAAATAAATAAGTAGTAAGTTATGGCAGATAATATAATTAAAAGATTTATTGATTTAATTGTTAGATCGGATGGAGCAGTAAAAGATATTGATAAGGCAACAGACGCTTTAGATAATATGGATAAAAGTGCGGTTAATGTTAATCACACAATTACTGATATAGGAGATAATGCGAAAACTCAGAAGAAAGCCGTTAAAGGTTTGGGTGGTGCAGTTAAGTCGGTTGGAGTAGCTTTAAAGGCACTTGGTATTGGATTAATTATCGCAGCCGTTGCTGGATTAACAGAAGCCTTTACGAGAAATAAACGTGTGATGGATTTTGTATCAATAACATTGGGTACAATACAAGAAGTATTCTCACAAGTAGCAAACGCCCTTGTTGAAACATATGACGCTGTTACGAAATCATCAGATAATTTTGATGCACTTGGAAAAGTATTGGGTGGTTTAATTACATTACAATTAACTCCTCTTAAAGCATTATTCTTTGGTATTAAACTGGGAATACAAGAAGCACAACTTGTTTGGGAAAAATCACCTTTTGGTAATGGTGATCAATCAGTAATTAATGATTTAAATTTAGCTATATTAGAAACTAAGAACAATTTATATGAAGTTGGAGTAGCCGCAGTACAAGCGGGTAAAGATGTAGTTACTAATTTTGTTGAAGCTGCTGGTGAGGTGGGAGATATAGGTGGAATATTAGTAGAAAATTTATCAAAGGTAAGTGGTACGTTGGCTCGCGACACAGCTAAAGCATATAAAGCCTCAACTGATGCAGCAATCATAGCAGCGGCACAAGCAGCAAAGACATCAGCAGAATTAGAACGACAAGCTGCAGAACAGAGGAAGATAAGAGATAATGTTAATTTGGGTATAGGAGAAAGACAAGCTGCGAATGAGAAATTATTAGAGATATTAAATAAACAAGAGACCGCTTTACTTGCGGGAGCTAAAGCAGCAGAAGCATCAGCTGCAGCTGAACTCGCTAAAGAGGATAGTGCTGAAAATGTAGCGGCTTTAATCTCAGCACAAGCTGCAACAGAACAAGTACGTGCTGATATAGCAGCTAAGGGTGAAGAAACTGAAACTAATAGAGTGGCACTTTTAAATGAGGAGAAACAATTACAAATAGATTTATTAGAAAGTGAAGATGCTAGACGACTTGCTCAATTAGAATTTGAAGCGAGTTTAGAAACTGACCCACTAAAGAAAATAGAATTACAGAAAGAAGCACTTGCTTTAGAGAATGAATTATTAATTGCGGATTATGAATTTAAGAAAACATTATATGATGAAGACACTCAGGCGAGATTAGATGCTGATATAGCTTATGAAGATAGGAAACAAGAAATTGAGAATGAAAGAAAAGCTTTAGAAGAGGAAAAGAAACAAGAGGAATATGAGTTAAGACAAGAACAAATACAATTAGATTTAGAGAATGAAGAAGTATCTTTTCAAGAGAAGTTGGCTTTATTAGAAGAGAGAGAACAATTAATAACTGATAATACATCTATATCTGAGGAAGAGAGAACAAAACAAATAAGAGAGAATGTAGAAGCAAGGAAACAATTGAATAAAGCTGAGTTGGATTCTAAATTAGATGTATTAGGAAAAATAGGAGATGCGTTCGGAACGTTATCAGATATAGCAGGAAAAGAAACTGCTGCTGGTAAAGCACTCGCTGTGGTAGGTGCGACAATTGACACTATTAAAGGTGGTGTATCTGCCTTTACAGGAATGGTAGATTCTATACCAGGACCTGTTGGTATTGCTTTGGGTGTGGTTGCAGCGGCGGGAGTTGTAGCAAGTGGATTCGCTTCTGTTAAGAAAATCTTAGCAGTTAAAGTACCAGGACAAGGTGGTGGAGGTGGAGGAGCTGCACCACCAGCAGTACCACAAGCACAATTTAATTTAGTTGGACAATCAAATAGTAATCAGATAGCAGACGCTATTGGTGGACAAACAGATGACTTAAATGCGAATCCTATTCAAGCATTCGTAGTTAGTGATGAGGTTACATCACAACAAAGTTTAGATAGAAATAGATTAAACAACGCAACATTTCTGTAAGATTTGAAAATTGGACAGAAAATAAAAAATGACTTTTTAATATAATGGAACAAGATCAATTAATGTATAAGGTAGTTTACGAAGATGGTATGTTATACGGAATCTCGATTGTGGGAAAGCCCGCGAATGGATTTAATTTTATCGCTATGAAAGAAGAAGTAAGAAAACAACAAATTAATTTTGGTGTTGATAAGAAAAAGAAAATACTTTATGGAATAGTATTACGACCTGAACAGCAGATCCCTCGTAAATTTGATGATGGAACTGAATTTCTTTTAAAATTTGACGCAGAAACTATTGAGAAGTTTAGTCAAGATTTTATTATGAAAGGTTACCAGAAGAATACTTCTTTTGATCACGAAAATGATAAGTGGTTAACAGGAACTTCAGTAGTTGAACAATGGATTGTTCAAGATGGATCAAATGACAAAGGAAACTCAATTGGTTTATCAGTTGAAAAAGGTGACTGGGTTGTAGGAATGAAACTATCAGATGAACTTTGGTCGGAATATGTAGAAACGGGTCTGGCAACTGGTTTTTCAATCGATTCTTTTGTTCGATTTGAGAAAATAAATTTTAGAAAAGATGGAGATCACGCCGTAGAAAGTGAAAAAAATACAAGAACAAACAAAATGAGCATAGTAAAAAAACTATTAAAAATGTTTTCTGATGACGTTAAGTTAGCGACTTGGGAAACTGATAAAGGGATGTTAACGGCAGATGAGTTTATCGAAGGTAATACAGTAACAAATGAAGATTTAGAAGTTTTCGTGGGTGAATTTGTTTACGAAGATAAAAAGTATGTTACAGACGCAGAAGGTGTAATTGTTTCTATCGAAGATGTTGAATCTGAAACGGAAGAAGAAGTAGAAGTTGCTGTTGAAGAAACACCAGCAGAAGAAGTTGAAGAAGATATGAACAAGAAGAAAGAACAAATGATGGATGAAGAAGAAGAAGAAGTAGAATTAAAAGAAGTAGAATTAAAAGAAGAAGTAGAATTAAAAGAAGTAGTAATCGAAGAGAATAAAGAATTAATTGAATTGAAATTAAAATTCGAGGAAATGAACTCTAAATTAGAAGAGATTACAAAAGAGAATGAGGAATTGAAAAAACAACCAGTTTCTCAAAAATTAAAATCAATGGGTAATACAAATCCTATTAATTTTAAAACAATTGAAAAATCTAACGAAAGTATGTTGAATGCAATCGAAAGGATAACAAAAAAAAATAACAAATAAAAATGGCAACAAGTACAACAGTAACATCAGGTTACGCAGGAGCACTGGCAGGTGAGTTATTCGTTCAAGCGTTTAAAGCATCAGACACAATCGGAAAAGGAGCAATCACAATTTTACCAAATATCATTGGTAGTGGATTCCTTCCAAAATTATCTTATTCAGCAGCTCTTCAAGTAGGAGCGGGTTGTGGTTTCGATCCTTCTGGAACGATCACATATGCAGATAAAGAAGTAGCATTGAGTAAGTATAAAATTGACGAACAAATCTGTAAAGATGATTTCGCTCAAACTTTTCAAGCACAACAAGCAGGTTTATTTTCAGCTCACGCTGAGGTACCAGCAACTATATTAGACGGGATCTTAGAGGCGATGTTAAATAATATGGGACAAGCAATTGATAATGAAATCTGGCAAGGTGATGGTACAACAGCATCTTTCAACGGTTTATTAGCACAATGGGCAGCAGACGGAGATGTAGTAGACGTAGTAGGTACGGCTTCAACATCGGCAAATGTACAAGCAGAATTAGCGAAAGTTTACGACGCTATTCCTGATAGTGTAATTAACGATCCAATGTTAGTTATGGTAGCATCAAGTAATGTAGCTAAAAACTACAAACAATCTCAAATTGGAAACTACTTAGTAGGTACACCAGTAGGAGATAAAGAATTGGATTACTTAGGTGTTCCAATCATCAGTATTGGTGGTTTACCAGCAAATACAATAGCTGCTTACAGACTTAAAAACGTTGCTTTCCTTACAGGATTAGAAGCGGATTATAACGAAGTAAAAGTTCAAGAATTATTAGATTTATCTGGTAATATTAACACTCAGATTAAGTTCACAGCGGCAGTTGGGTATAGTTTCGGAGCGGAAATCGTTTATTACGCAACAGCATAATAAATAAAATTAACAATTAATAAGGGGGATTTGAAATATAATCCCCCGAATTAATATAAAAAACAATAAACATATACAAATGGCGTGTGATATTACAAGAGGGAAAATCGATTTGGAATGTAAAGATGCAGTAAGTGGAATAAAATCCATTATGTTAGCTAATTACAGTGCTTATGGATTTACAGTTTCCTCAACGACAGCAAGTGGTGAAGCACTTACAGATCTTGGTACGTTAAGTGAAGTGTTTAAATATGAATTAAAGAATAGTGCTAATACATTTCAACAAGATATATTATCTTCAAGAGATAACGGAACAACACTTTGGACTCAAATATTAAACTTTACGTTAACAAAAATAACTCCTGAAATGGAGTATGAAATGAAAATGGCGGCTTTAGGACGACCAATTATATTTGTGGAAGCGAATAGTGGTCAAGTCTTCGTTGTTGGACAAGAGTTTGGTTGTGAAATCAGTGGATCATCATTAGTTGGTGGTACAATGGATGCATTAAATGGATATACAATGGTCGCTACGGCAACTGAGAAGAACCCCATCTATTATTTAGATGCTGGTGCAATCACTGCTTTAGATGCATTAGTATCTACAAACAACTTATAATAATAAATAAATTAATAAGGGGAACTTTAATGTTCCCCTGAATTAATATAAAAAAGATAAACAACATAGATATGGCGTGTGATATTACTAGAGGTAAGATAGACTTGGAATGTAAGGATGGTGTAAGTGGACTAAAATCTATTATGTTTGCTAATTATGATGAATATGGGTTCACCTCAACGGGTGGTAGGAGTTTTGGACCAACAACCTCACAAACAGGAATGTTTATATCGAACCTTGGGACATTATCTGAAGTATTTAAATACGAATTGAAAAATTCTGCTAATACTTTTCAACAAGATATACTTTCAAGTAGAGATAACGGAACAACTATCTGGACTCAAATACTTAATTTTACTTTAACTAAAATAACTCCTCTTATGGAGTATCAGGTTAAACAGATGGCGTTGGGTAGACCACTTATATTTGTAGAAGCAAACAGTGGTGATGTATTTTTAATAGGACAAGAGTTTGGTTGTGAAATAGCAGGAAGTTCTTTGGTAGGTGGTACATTAGATGCATTGAATGGGTATCAGTTAATAGCAACCGCTGTTGAATTAGACCCAATATTCTATTTAACAAGTGGAGCGATAACAGCGTTAGAAGCATTAGTTTCTACAGATAATTTATAATGATAATTTTATAATTTCTATATTATAATTTTTTTTCTTAAAAAACCTCTTACGAAAGTATGGGGTTTTTTTATTTATGGACAAAAACTTTTTTATGGCTTTTTAATGTAAGAAGGTATAAGACAAATATAATAGAAATATGTTAAAAATATTAACGACAACACCAAATGATAGGACTCCGATAACAGCGGATACTACTTTATACACAGCGGATACTATTATATTAACCGCTGATATAACAAGTATATTAACTGGTACCGTAACTGATAACACACTAACAGTACCATATAGAGAATATTTTGAACCTGTTCAGTTACAACTGAAAAATGAATTAACACAGGTAGAGACTACTCTTAGTTTAACATCATCACAAACAAGAGGTATGTTACAAGTAGAATTTTCTTTCACATTTAATGAGGCAGATAGTTACGAGGGAATTATATATGGAGTTACGGATCAAACAGATTTAGTTGTTGATGGTGATTTTAGTAATGGTACTGCCTCGTGGACACCAGTATTGGGATGGAGTATATCAGGAGGATCGGCAAGTTTTGATGGTGATTATGGAACAGCGGGATCTTTGACACAAGATGTGGGTACAACATCAAGAGGAGTTCAATATAATTTAACATATACAGGTGGAACTGATATAGGATATTTTGAATATGGAATAGGAGTTAGTTTAGGTGGTGGACCATTAGAATATATAACATCAACAACTGACAGAGAAATAATATTAACAAGTGGTGGTGGAACAGATTTAGTGTTTAGTGGAAATGGATTTGATACAACGATTAGTGATATAACATTAATAAAGAGAAATCCATTATTATGGAGAGGAAAGATATATGTTACTGATCAGACCGATTTAGAGAATTTCAATCTATATGAACCAAACACAAGTAATGATATTATAACAATATAAAAAAGAGAATAAAGAATATGAAAAGAATACACGTATTAAATCAGAACGATTATGAACGAGTTGATATAACAACTTTACTTAGTGGTTATAACGGAAAGTATATAACAAACGGTATTGATAATGCCTATTTCTATAAGGTGGAGAGTATGTATTTCGGGAGTCCTACAAACGCTGCTATTATAGACAACTTTACTAATTATATAATTGGTGATGGTTTATTAACATCAGAAGGTGGTGATATATCAAATATTCTAAGTGAAGATGATCTAAGATTGGGAGCATTAGATTTTAAAGTACAAGGGCAATGTGCCTTTCAAGTTGTTTATGATTACAACGGGGATCTTGTTAAATTATATTCTATACCTGTACGAACATTAGCAGTAAATAAAGAACAAGATGTATTAGACGATCCTTCAGGATATTGGTATAGTTTTGACTGGAATCTGAAATCTAAATTTAGACCAGAATTTCTTCCAGCGTTCGGTAAAGGTGATGGTAAATCATCTGAAATATTATACATCAAGAGAATTTCTTCTCAACCAATATTCGCATTACCAGATTACCAAAGTGGAATACAATATTGTGAGGTAGAACAAGAACTTTCAAATTTCTTTGTGAAACATATAAAGAATAGTTTTTCGGTTGGTACTATTGTAAATATTAATCAAGGTGAAACTGATTCTGAGGAAGCTATGGAAGATGCCAAGAACGCTATCATAAATAAATTAACAGGAACAAGTGGTGATAGAATTATTGTCGCGTTTAATGATAATAAAGAAAACGCAACAACAGTAGAAAATATTACTATTGACGACGCTTATCAGAAGTTCGATTTTGTAAGTAAAGAGGCAACATCTAAGATTATGTTAGCACATAAAGTAAATGATCCAGGATTGTTCGGACTTCCTACACCAAGTGGGTTCGCTAGTGAAGCAGATAAAATGGTACAAAGTTTAAAATTACTTTACAGATCACAGATAAACCCAATGAGAGAAATGTTAACTGATGGATTAGAAAAGGCATTTCAAATAAATGATCCTTCTATTCAATTAGAATTTCAAGACTTTGAGGA